CCACAGTACCTGTCCAGACAAACTTCCCGCGATGGTCAAGGCTTCGCTGTTCTGCCCTGAGCTTCTTTTCCTTAATGAGACGGCGTGTCTGACGCGCCATTTCTTTGGAAAGGTCTCCGTGGAACCAGTAGGTCTTACCGAGGATATTGTTCAGATCCCCTGCCTTTCTTACCCTGGATTCCTCATCAACTACCACATTCTCAGCGTCCACGAATCCCACCAGGAATTCATGGTCCCAAAATTGGGTTTCCTCACCATTGAACCGCAGCATCTCAATATCTGCGGCCGAGACGAACTCTTGTTGAATCTCGAGAGTATCTTGTATCTCCCGGATTTCGGCTCGGACACTCTCCATGAAGGAGACAGAGGCCATTTTAGGTGTGATAGAAGTCACCCAAGAGTGGGCCGCTGCTGGTTGGTTCTTAAGTGTAAGAGCAGCCAAGTGATCAGTAACGGTGGGTTGGTAGTTGCTGGGAGGTATCAAACCTAATCCCCCCAGAGCCTGCGGCATATAAAACCGTGGGCGACCTGTTGTAAGTAGTCGTCCCTCGACACATGCAAATTTGTGCAGGCGTGAGACCTGTAAGTCATTAAAGACTTGCATCGCACATTCTCTCATCTTTGGTCGAACCAGATCCCCCTCAATTTCTCCATTAAGTTGTTTAATTAGACCTTCCGCTCTGGAAGGGACAGTGTTGTACCACTTGGAGTAGTCCTCAGCGAAATCATCATCTCGATAGTGCTTACGCATTTTCTTAATGAGAATCTCAACCTTTACACCGTCCTGGGGTCGGTCGCCTGCCTCCACACCAAAGTGCTTCACAGGATCGATACCGGAACCCTCAAGGGCCTTGGAGTAGATCGGGATATCTTTATCAGAAAGGGCTAGTGGGTCAAACCCGGTAGTCGCAGAAGAGCGAGAACCCCCACATAGTAGACGGGAATTGAGCGCAGGAGCCTGCCGGAATAGCAGGGAAGGGCGAGAAATCGCTGAATCTCCAGGGCGTACGAAGTAATAAAGCTCGGAGTTGATTACACAGCACTCTCGTGATGTATAGTTTTTCCCAAGAGAAAACTTCAGCCCGCACTCACCAGTGATTTGTTTCCAAATTTGGTAGTGTTTCCTATCTTTTGCCCAGAAAAGGACGTCATCTCCATTAACGCAGATCGGAAGATCGGCGAGTTGGTGGGATCGCTCAAGACGGCGATTGTAGGAGACGAGAGTAGCGGCCATGTTGACCAAACAAAGCACCGGGAAGCTAGCGGGAGAACCCATAAGCTGACCCCAGGCCTGCTGGAACACGGGACCGTCCTTCTCATAACTGAGTTGGTGACCAGTCAGACACTGTTTCAAAACATATTGATCTTCAATCGGTATTTTTAGTCGTAGTGAGATCTGTTCCTGAGCGTATTCGCTGAGGGCCGGGTTCAAAAGATCTGTCGCACTCTCGTAATCTCCGGAGACAAAGAATCCCTTCTGACCGTAGTCAAAAAGTTCCTTGTTCCCAAAGGTCTGAGAGAGGAAGGCCCCATTACAGGGCTGACCAATCAATGAAAATGCAGGATGTTGCCGCATCTTATTGTGGATGACCTTTTGCCATCGACGGGCGAGATGATAAATCTCGGCACTGCCCTTGGTAATGGTGCGAACCTTGAAAGGCTCGACCAAAGGGACCACATGAGCCAAAACGCCCTCACTGGATTGTGAGTAAGCGAGGCGACAAGCGAGGGATTCGGCCTCTAGATAGAGGGTCGGATCATGATAAGTCCGAACTTCACACCGTTCGTATCCCTGTTTTGAAGCATAGCCCCAGAGGTAACCTTCCGCGGGTTCGGGTAAAGACCCGACGTCGTGGTAGTTCCGTAGAATCTCACCGCATGCTCCCCCCTCCCCACGTTGACCGTGATAGGAGGCGCCAAATGATGGAAGGCGCGAGGGGGCGACAGCTGATCTGGCTTGGTGGATGATGTACTCACCGTGCTCGTTTTTTGAATCCTCATAATAATAATCTTCAGTTGATCTGATTTTTCCATAGATCTCATCCGCACAAAGCTGGATTGCTTCGCGGACTTCGTCATAGGTATCTTCAGTCAAGAGATCGGCGGGTTCCCCGCAGAGAATATTCTGGTGTTTAGTCAGAGATTTCTCCACGAAGGACCTATCGACCGGAAGAGAGGCATTCTTAGTCATATAGAAGTCCTTTGCAAATGTGAATCGCCACTTCCTACCCTCCTTAACCTGCTTTACAACAGGCTGACGGCGGCAGAAAAGGTGGGACCATCCTGTACCTGGGTACGGTCTTCTCAGGGTTGAAATCCCCGAAACTAGTTTCTGGAATTGAGAAGGAACCGGAGGGAGCTCCTCTTGAAGGAGCTCAGCCGCAAAGAAATTCGCGGTAACCCACTTGAGGTAAGCCTCAAGCTGGCCGAATTGGGCCAAGGCAGTCCAGTATCCGAGGATGCGAGACGAGGTGCGGGGACTAAGACATGTTTTAAGAGCACAACCAGACTCGACATATTTTTCACCGAAATCTCCCCCAATAAGGGAGTTGCTCCAGATGGCAATGGTGTTGTTATACCAATGGACCATATGAGAAGCTTTGATGAAACAGTCGACGAGAGGAAGTTCGAGAGGAGTGCCAAGGGCCTCACAGTCGGAGAGAATCTCCTCATGACAATAGACGACAATTTCAGGGATCCAGGATGGAGCCCCAAGAGTCATCAGCCTAGCAGCAGTGAGCTGCGAAAACTCGATAACTTGGTCGTTTGTCAAAACTGTGGCAACTTTCTTCGGAAGGGTTGTTGCAATCCCGTTCAGGTCAGGAATGACCGTTGGTTCCGAGAGTTCACTAGTGATTCGCTGTCTTGATTGATTGTTTCCCATTGTGGGGAGCACTGAGATCAGGCAAGTGGATTATAA